AACCGTTCAACAATATCCATCACTCATCCCCACCAGAACAGGAAAAACCAAATAAACCACAGGATCACTGGCAAAAGAACGATTGCTATATTCTTGCCATTGGGCGGACGATTTGTTGCTCCCATATAAAAATTCATAAAAGCCAACCAAATTAGCGTAAGAACCAAGAATTTTATTACCAGCATGGTTTCCATCACTCACCACCCTTCACCATTTTCCATTTAGGAAGCCCAATCTCTTCTGGCGACAAGCCATAGATGTGACCGACAACATACCAGATTTTACCGCCATCAAGTTCGGCCATTAATGTTACAGAATCATCATAACCATGTTCCGCATACCAAGGATCATAGTCGGTGCTGAAACGATGAAACACATCTCCCCAACGGTTGTCCGTCCATCGCTTAACGAACTCCACATTCATCAGGTCTTCAAGGGTTTCAAATTCCGCTTCTTTGGGGTCAATTGAAACGAAATTCGGCATGTGTTGTTTAATGATAGGCATCACTCACCCTCCATCAATTTGCTGATGAGTGGCATGAAGAACAGAAAAGTAAACACGCACCCAATAGATACAACGATATTATCTGTCGCAACCCCGAAAAATAACGACGCCAATATCATGTAAATGTAATGCCAACGTATAACCATTACCAAATTACCTCCCCATTAATGACAATATGCTCGTACCAGCGATCGCCATCTTCGTTCTCCCACAACGCCCAGACGTTGTTTGGCTCGTATTCATATCTGATCAGCGTCTTCATGACATGATCTCCGTTAATTTAATGCATTGGTTCATGCCTTCGCGTATGTCTTTGTATGACAAGCCAGCAGCCCTCGACGTTTTGATGAATGTCGATGACAAAGCCGAAATGATGCATGTTCCGATGATGTCGTCATCAAGCTCTGCATTGGCTTCAGCGAACACAATGATGGCCCGTTGAATCTCTTTGGCACATTCGTATGCCAAGCGGTTTATTTCTCCAATGTCCATTCCCGTAATTTCCTCTTCATAAATGATCTACGTTTTACATCTGCCCGGTGATCGCTGGCGGTGGCTGAGAACACGATGATCGCGCTCCTGTCGCCAAACTGGCAAACGGCTTTCCAGTGGGTGTTACATGTGAGTGAGACGACCTTCCCACCGTATTCAGCAATAAATCGCCTCACATCACGTTCTTTCATTCGTGCGGTGCCCAACAGACGCCCGCCTCGATCAAAGCCGATGCAGTGCGCCCGTAATGGCCCTGCAGGCTCCACGCGGCCCCTGTATCGATCAGGTGCTGCCACGCATCAACAAGTTCTTCTTCCGTTTCGCAGCCGTCCTCAATCAGGCTGATTGCAACCATGAGATCCATCACTTTTTCCCCTTGCTCGAACGTTCCATGATGTAATGATATTCGTGATCAACCTTGGTGATCAATTCGCCGCGCTTTTGTTTCAAAAACACATATCCGGCTTCCATCATTGCCCAGACATATCGTGCGCTTGGATTGATGCTGCGATTGCTTTCACGGTCGTAAACCAAACGACCGATGTAATAACAGGCCTGCTCGCCGGGTGCCGCGTCCGTGATCCAGTCTGCAATGCCGTTATAATCTTGGATATTGAGGGTTTTCATTGATGGTTCTCCAGTTCTGTTGTGTCATTAATGTTTTCGATTTCGATGATGTCGTAATCCTCATCGCGGGATTTCTTTAAGAAATTTACATGGAAACAGGCAGCTTCGAATGATTCGGTTTCTGCAATCCGTGTCATCACTGGCCTGCCCTTTGGAACAATGTAAAACATCTCAGCCCCCCACATACTGATAGGGGGCATTCCATGAACCGACGCGGATGCTCAGGTACCAACCCACATCGAAATAATCCGATTGGATGTCGCTACGGTCGTGATTGCCGTCATTCATGGCCTCGACGATGGCATGGACACATTCCAACACTTCGCCATTGAACTGGGTGCGATAATGGAAATGATTGATGTCGAGGTGATCAACCGCAGCGGTCCAAAGTGGATTATGACCATGATTTTTGGCATCATGCGTTTCGTTGCAGTTGCCGATGAAATCCAAAGCGCCGCTTTTGATTTTGAGAACGAGCTGGGAACCGTGATCAACACTGAGGCTACCCTTGAGCTTGTATTGCTTCAAGATTGCCTTGATCTGTGGTTCAATGCGAGCTTTGGTTTCTTTGCTGACGTAAGCCATTTTCATCTCCATTTAGAGGCCACCGTGGCCTGCCTGATCTTTATTGCACATCTATTCTGTTGATGCAAACAGTTTTTTATTCACCTTCATAAAAATCTGCGACACCCTACCTTTGGAAATTTTGTAAGACTTTCCAATGGCTTCGTTCGTTTCACCTGTCTTTCGTCTGTTGTATATGGATAAATCTCGATCAGAAATCGAAGTTTTTTTATCCATAATTTTTCGTTTTGGCAGATTTGACCAATCGGGGATCTCGGTCCAGCGGCTGGCATTGACCAATGGATAACCATTGGCAACGTTTACCCAACCGCCGGACCATTTACCAATCTTCACCGGCACTGTGTTGGAATTGACGGAATGGATCAGGATCATCCGATCACGCGGCGCGGTGTCCATTGGTTGCCATGTCATGGTCTCCCCCTTTTTTTAACCACAACGCATTTATCAAGCACCGACACGCCATCTGGCAGATCATAAAACACACTATCGTGTGGCAGGCCTTCCAAATAATAGCGGGACCACACGAAACAATAGAAGTTAACGGTGTTGAACCCGCCGATCACGCGCATGATCATGACCGAACCATCCCGCAATAGCCCTTGGCCTGTTCTGTCGGCTGGGGATTTCCATCGCCCTTCCAGCGTATCGGGGCGTCTTTATCCCAGCGCCACGCCATGCACGTTTTTCCAATGCAAGCGGCAGCAAATTCTGGCCTGTTCATGCTCATAGGGCATCCCATTTTGTCAGCCTCTTCAGGCGTCACATAATGTTTATTCATCGTCTTCATCCTCATCATAAATCTTGATCGTCACCCCGGTCATTTTCCGGTAAAATTTCAAAAGATCATCCTGCTGCTTAACCTTGGATTCTAGGTTATGAAACATGCGCCAACCCTCATCGGATTCTCTTTTTGCCTCCGCCAGCTGTGACTTCAGCACGTCAACATAACGCATCAATGGATCGTCACTCACCTTTACCCTCCTGATCTTTTTCGAATGTCTTTTTAAACATGGTACGCGCAGCCGTGTGATAAATCACAATGCCTTCGGGCCGGTCGAATGGCGTCACAAACGAACCGTTTTCTTTTAGATTCCGCATTGTTAATTCGATAATGCGGTTATCAATTGGCCCACGGTACAGCTCTGGCACGACGATAACGCCATCTGTTTCAAATTCTTTATCCATCCAGCGTGTCGTATTGAACAAAGCAAACATTTTACGTTTCATGCCATATGTACGCTGAATGCCTTGCCCAAACCATTCACCAAAGTGACGGCCTTCACCGAGGTCTTCATACAAAGTATGAACATTCTGATATACCCAATTTGCAAATCCATAATTATCATCTTCTGGCGTGATGATCCGATTACGGGATTGTGCGTATACCCTCTCCCCTTCAATTACGATGGCAGCATTCGTGCCATCGATCTTTTCTGTAATGATGATTTCACGCGACCAACGGGCGATCTTTGGAAAGGCTTCAAAATCACTCATTGGATGATCGCCTTCTTGGTTGTCAGGATCTGGTTGAACATTTCAGCCACACGCTGTCGGTCGGCGTCTGGGAGCTTCTCTGTGGCTCCATACACAAGGCCAGCGAGGATGTTCAGGGCCGATCCCATAGGCAGGCCATTCAATATGCCGCCAATGGCGTCATAGGCCTTCTTATCGGCTTCCATCTGCTTTTTGGCGAGGTGTTCTTTGAGGTCGATTGTCATTTTTCGCTCCGTGCTGCCTGTGGGCCAGCTTCTTGGTTTTGATATTTGCCGCTATACGGCGTTTCAGTTGGTTCTTCGAGGCGCATGAACACGATCTGCGCGATTGGATCCCCGTTATCGATTTGCAGCAACTTGTCAGAATTGTTTACAAGTTCGAGGGTGAGGTAACCAGTCCAGCCGGGTTCGATGACGGTGTTGAATAACGACAGTCCGCGACGTGCCCATGTGGATTTGTCATGCACCATTGCGATCAAGTCATTCGGCATGACAAATAATTCCTTCGTCGATGCCAGACAAAAGCCACCGGCTGGCAGCATGATGCTCTCGGCGATCCGCACGTCATAGCCAGCGTGGGACAGGCCGAACGACATGCCATTGACGACAGTGCGTTCATGGAATGGAATCACAGGCATGACCTGCCTGATTTTTTGTGCTGGTAGGATCATTTCAACACCTCATATAATTTTGATGATTTTTTCCCAGACTGGGTAGGCATAAATTCACCAGTCCATTTCAGCATGCCGTTGGTTGTCAGAAACTTGAACAGGCCACGCCACATTTTCACCTCTGGCGGAGGCCCAACAAAAAGTGTCAGCATAATGCGTAGGGATTCGCCGGTGACGGCGACCCCCACCATTTCTTTCGCCCATTCATCATATTGTTTTTGGGCTTTCAGATACCAGCTGTCGCTCATTGCACGGTACCCTCTTCAGCGTCGATGTTAATCGTGACAATGCAACCGGTGCCCTTCGATTCAAGCCAAGACTGAGCCTTTTCTAAGCTGTTAAACACGGCAGCATCATTCGTTTTATTTGCCCACAGATACAATGTGCGGCGAACTTTCGGGGTCTTAAGGATCAGGTTAAATTCGTCGTTGTTATTGTTAATGCCGTACTTGTCCCAATGCGTCGAGATCCAGCCATTAACGGCATGGAAAGCACCATGTACGCAATAATTGCCAATGCCATCTGTGGCATAAATACGGGTTTCGAAACCGGCACCCTTAGTCACATATTCGCGATCAAGCTTGATCTCGTTTTCCTTGGCTTTTTCCTCGATGATCAGAACATTCTTCAATGCCTCGATCTGCGGGCGAAATTTTGAATATCCGCATGACATTGCCTTTGGCGACATGCCGATCTTTTCAGCGATCTCAACATATGATTTTTTATCAAGAAGATCCTTTGCGAACGAGCGAAGGAAAGCTTCATTCCAAATGCGTGGCTTAGTGTTTCTCATTTTATTTCTTCCTGTAACGTTTGACTTGAATTTTTTTGCGAGGGTGAACCGTCTCTTCGACGGTGATGAGCTTCCTTGAAACCAGTCTTTCCAATCCTTGTTCGATCTCCTCTTTTTTATATTTACGCAGCTTGTTAACCAACACCCCGAAGGTTTGCCCCTCCCGACTGTCAACCAAATTAATGATTGACGAGAACAGCGCATCCTCCGGGCTGTCTTTGCGACGGTCATTACCAATGACCATGCGACCCTTTGTTTCCACGTCATTCTTGACCAGCGCATAGGCCCAGAGAACGTGCTCCACCGTGCGAAGGCCGCTCGGTGCGGCGAGGATAAAGGAAACCTTAAAGATCAGCTCCTTGGCCCGCAGGAACAATGATTCAAGGCCAGTCTTTTCAGAATGGTCTTCGGCCAGATTATGCATGGCAATGACAGCCTTGCGAAGCATGGCCTTGGCATCATCCGTAGTGGGGATCGAAACCTTTGGGCCATAATGCTCGATCCGAACTGGTTTGATCATTTCGAACGAACCAGCTGCATAGAGCTGCTGCAGCGTGGTCTTCATGCCATCGCTCATTTCCGATGGATTGAAGGGGTATTTTTCCTTCGGCACTGGGTTCTGCTCAATGAACAGCAGCGAACGACCGATGAAGCCATTGGCTGCGTTTTCAAAATCCACAACGCTTTCGAAATTGGTGTTCGTGGTAAAGCCAAGCAGGGACAAAAATGGGTTCTCGATGCCGGTGTCGAGCGTCTCGATGTGTTTTTCAATCGAATCATAACGAGCCTGATCGAGGGGATTTGGCTTTTCATCGAGCTTCCGGCTGATCTGGGTCAATTCCTGCAGCAGGGTCTTGCGAACCTCTTTGCGAACGTCGCCGGAAATCAGGAAATGACCGTTTGCCTTCGAGAATACCGACATCAGAACGCCGATGATGCCTTCGAGGTATGAAGCGCCGCCCTTGCTTTTGGCGTTCTGGATCTTGCCAAGCAGGAAGCCAACCTCGTCGATGATATAGATCGAGGGCTGATGTGCCACCAGATTGCGAACAACCTCCTGCTCAGATTTGATGTTGCCATATAGCGCCGAGTTCATGCCGACAGTCTTCAGGATATCAATTGATGCACCGAGGATGCCTTCCTTGCCGGTCCCCGATCCCGCAACGCAGAATGATATCAGGTTCGACGTGACGCGGTTTTCGGTGTCGCCGTATTTCAGGCCGATGACGTCGCCCATCGTGACCAGAGCAGCCCCCACAGCGATGTTTTCGCGGACATAGCGGCACTGACCGTGGATCCATTCAGCAACCTCGCCCACGAAGCCCGGCGGGCGGCGCAGGTCGATGCCGGTGATGTCCAGTTCTGATTCCTCTACCTCTTCAACGATCTCGTTTGGCGTAAACGTGACCGGCCAGAGCCATCCGCCTTGCTGGGCGTAATGGACGAGGGTGCCGAGGGTGACGGGGTTGGAGGATTTGCCAAAGCTATGCCACTTCTTGGCCATGTCTGCAGGATCGTGCTTGCTCGATGTGGCAGACCAGCTTTCCCAGAGGTCGTAGGCCGAACCGTTGGATGCATGATGGATTGACATGCCGATCTTGATCCAGACGTCGTAATCGAGGTCGGCGTTTGTGATGTAGGATAGCATGTCCCCAAGATCGTTGTACGATACATCGACGGTGCGGCTTTCATAACGTGCGCGGAAACGTTCCGGCTTTTTCAAAAGGTCAATCATATCGGCAGGCAGATCATCAATGTCTGACGGCGATCCCACGGCGATTGTGTAATGGTTGCCAGAAAAGTGAAGCGATCCCGGCCCGACGACATATCCCGATGATTTGAAATCAATGCCGGGGTATTCATCAAGATGTTGAGACAACGCTAAACCTTCATCGCAACGAAAATATAAATGCTTGGATCCGCCACCGCTCCCGGTTTCGACGATCAAGCCTGCGCCTGCGACGGATGGATGGGCATTGAGAAGCTTTTCATAAGATGCAACACCGCCATTGCGGGCGTCCACATCGATGACCAGAAGACCCTTGACCAACACGCCATAACCGGTCGCGAAATGATCGGCTTCCTCGAAATTATCAAGCTGCTCTTCCGACCATTCTGGGATCGAAGTCCAGTTGGACATGATCGGGTGCTTGCCGATTGCCTTGCAATCAGGTTTGCCACAGCTGCATGTGCGTTTCTTTGTAATCGGGTGCAGACCAAAGATCCGGTAACCTGCTTCCCAGAAGTCGCGATGATTCGACATCAGTCTTGCTTTCCGAACAGGTACTGAACCAATTTTTCATATGTCTGCATCGTCGGATTGCTATTTTTACCCGACGCAATAGCCCGTATTGTATTCTCATGAAGCCCTGTGGACACAGCCACTTTGGCCATATTTCTGTCCGCCAGCGCTCGACGGATCTTTTCCATCGTGATGCTGCCTAAATCGGGTTCTTCCATTTTTTTATTCCTTAACCAACATTGTGGTGTTGACATTGGCACAATGAACTGTCATCTGTCAACTCGTCGAAACAGAGGAGTTGCCAATGGGCATTCTAGATAGCGTTACTAAGCCGGTTGACCGACCGGTCATCATCACATTGTGTGGTGATAGCGGAATGGGTAAAACCACCCTCGCCGCATCATTTCCAAAACCAATCGTTATTCGTGCAGAAGATGGCATCCAAGCTGTGCCGGTAAACCTGCGCCCTGACGTGTTTCCTGTCATCAATGAGGTTGATGATCTGTGGAACCAGCTGAAGGGTTTGATCAACGAGGAACACGATTACAAGACCCTCGTTGTGGACAGCATCACGGCTTTGGAGCGCATGTTTGTGCAATATGTGGTCGATACTGACCCCAAGAAACCAAAGGGCATCCAGCAGGCTTTGGGTGGTTATGGCGCTGGCCGCGAGGCTGTGGCTGTGATGCACCAGCGCCTTCGTAAAGCCGCCTCGATCCTTGCTGAAAAACGCAACATGCACACGGTCTTTATCGCGCATGTTGAAATTGGGACTGAGAACCCGCCGGATGATGATTCATTTTCAAAGTACGGATTGCGCCTGCATGCTAAGTCAATGGCACCCTACGTCGATGACGTTGATGTTGTCGGCTTCCTGAAGCTGGAAACATACACTACCGGCGATGGCGAGCGCAAAAAGGCGGTTTCAGATGGAACCCGTGTGCTGATCACTTATGCGACAGCTGCGAACGTTTCGAAGAACCGCTACGGGATCACGGAACCATTGACGGTTCTGCCCGGTCAAAATCCACTTGAGCAATACATTCCGGCCTTGTCGGTCGTAACAGTGAAGGAAAAGAAAAATGGCTAATTATTGGGATCTCTCGGACGGCGAAGACATCACGAAAACCGGCGCGACATTTGAAAGCGGCGGCGGGGCGATGACGCCATTGCCAAACGATACCAGCTGCATTGCTATCGTCGAAGAGGCGAAGGTCGATCAGGACCGCGACAACAATCAGTATGTTTCGCTCCGCTGGTCTGTTCTGGCTCCGGCTGAATACAAAAACCGCAAGGTTTTCCAAAAGATTTGGTGCCTTGATGAAAAGCCACAGCAGAAAGATCCGATTGTATATCGCGACAAGGCAAAGCGCATGTTGTTTGCGATTGATACCAATTCGGGTGGCAAGGTTGTAGCCAGCGGTCGCGCACCGACGGATCAGACATTGGCTTCCTTCATTGGCAAACAGATGCAGATCAAGGTTATGCTTTGGGAGCAGAACGGCAACAGCGGCAATTGGATCGCAGCTGTGTCGCCAAAGAACGGCGCTGCTCCAAAGGCAAAGCCAGCACCGAAGGTCGAAGTCGGGGATGACGATATTCCGTTCTAAGGGGCTAGAACGGACGGGGACGGTTTTGCAGGGCCGTCCCCATTTTTAAATGGAGATGAAGATGAAGATGAAGACAGATTTTGAGAAATTTAAAGATTATATGAAGCCACCGAAAAAGAAAAAAGGTGATGCAATAAACTGGCCAATGAACCCGGAAGAATGGTTGGAATCCATTTCGGAAACATTCACATCGAGCCTGTTTCTGACGATACCAAGTGTTTTTATTGAAAGTGGCGGTCTTAACGAAATTACAAAATATTTTCGTGCCAATGCTTTAAACGCGGCAAAAGAGATCCAGCGTTTGAAGAAAGCCAATAACAATGGTGAGGGATGTTTCAGCAATGTAGAAGCTGAAAAAATCATCAATGAGCATTTGAACACGATTGCAAAGCTCACAAAAGAATTGAAGAACATCCGTGCTTCAAGGGCCAAAAAACCAGCAAAAGGAGAGTAAAATGGCTGTAGCAAAGAAAAAGACAACGGCGAAGGTGAAGGAATACGACATTGTTCGTGACGCCATCAAAAAGACGGTTGTTAAGCGCAAGCCAAAGATCGTGAAGGCAACGCTCGAAGAACGTGTGGCATTGCTTGAAAAAACAATGGCTGAGGCTATGGCAGCAGGTGAAAAGATCCACAGCGAGCTTGAACGCTGGCGTTCAGCCAATGCACCAAAATGGAAGTCCCGCTCGCCGCATGATGGCAAGCCAGATGTGCGGCATGCCAAGGTGCTTGTGATGCTTCGCAATGGTGAACGTTCGACCAATGCACACTCGGTTGATTCTTTGTCATGGGGCGGAGGCGGTGATCGTACCATTATCGCTTATGCGGTGATCTGAAATGGAACAGCGCACCGAGGAATGGTTCAATATCCGCAAGGGCCGTGTGACCGGTTCATCCGTTGGAGCAATCCTCGGTGTGTCCCCATTTACCAAACAGGCCGACGTGATGCGCCGAATGGTTCGTGACTGGCATGGAGCACCGAGCGAATTTACCGGCAACATTGCAACAAGCTGGGGTACCCGTAACGAGCCGGGTGCCCTGATCGAATACGAGATGGTCAGCGGTAATACCGTCGAGCCATGCGCGTTCTATATGTTCGAGGATTGGCTTGGAGCCAGCCCTGACGGCCTTGTCGGTGACAAAGGCCTCGTGGAAATCAAGTGTCCGTTTGGTGTGCGAGATAAGAAGCCACCGGTCTTCAAAACGGCAAAAATGCAGGTCCATTATTATGCCCAGATGCAGATCCAGCTTTATGTTACCGAGCGCGATTGGTGTGATTTTTATCAATGGACTCCGAATGGCGATTGGTTGGAACGGGTCGAACGTGATGAACCGTTTTTGAATACGGCATTGCCGGTCCTGAAAACCTTTTATGATCGTTATTTGATCGAACGTGAAAAACCAGAGAAATATTTAGATGGGCAAGCGAAGCAACTTTAAAAAACACAAGCTGCATTATTACGCGACACCGGAAGAGGCAGTTTTGCCTCTTCTGCCCCATCTTAAAAATGGCTCGTATTATGCAGAACCGTGTGCCGGTGCGGGTGTTCTGATCCGTCATCTTCAAAAGCATGGCCATAAATGTGTGGCAGCTTATGACGTCGAGCCACAGCATAAGATTGTCCAGATGGGAGATGCATCCTTCTTAACAAAGCAGGATATGAAACGTGCTGAAGTCGTCATTACGAACCCGCCTTGGGGCCGTGATGTGCTGCATCAGATCATCGAGCGGTCGTTCTTTTGGGGTCCGACATGGCTCTTGTTCGATGCAGATTGGATGCATACCCGGCAGGCAATCCCATATTTACCGCACTGCAAAAAGATCGTCTCGGTCGGTCGCGTGAAATGGTTTGGTAATATGGCAGGCAAAGATAATTGCTGCTGGTATCTGTTTAATTTTGAGGACCAAGGTCCAACCGTATTTGTGGGGCAATAATGCTAAGAGATTATCAACAGACCAGCCATGATGCGATCCTGCAATGGATCCGCAAAACGTCTGAGCCGTGCTGCATTGAGGCCGCTACGGGAGCGGGAAAGTCACATATCATCGCGGCGCTGGCTGAAACCGTGAACCGCATTTCGAATGGCAAGCGTGTCCTGTGCCTCGCGCCGAGCGCCGAATTGGTGATCCAGAACAGTGAGAAATATGAGGCCACCGGAAACAAGTTCTCGATCTTTTCTGCAAGCGCCGGGTCGAAGTCGCTTCGCCATCCGGTGGTGTTTGGTACGCCACTGACGGTCGCGAACCGAATACGCAAATTCGGTTCACAGTTCGCGATGGTCATCATCGATGAATGTCACGGGCTGACGCCGACCATCAAAAAAATTATTGATGCCATGCGGGAACAAAATCCAAATCTGCGCGTTGTCGGCATGTCAGCCACGCCGTACCGGATGAACACCGGATATGTCTTTGGGCAGTGGCCGAGTGGAAAGCCAGTTCCCCAGCACGAAGCGGTCGATCCATATTTTTCGGCATGTGTGGATCAGATCACGGCAAAACAGCTGATCGACATGGGCTATCTGACAAAGCCGATCATCGGACGGATCCACGCCGAGAGCTATCACACGCTCGACATGGAGGTGAATGCCCGTGGCCAGTTCGATGCCGCAGACGTAGATCGGGCATACATTGGGCAGGGCCGCAAGACCTCGGCGATCATCGCGGACGTGGTAGCGCAGGCCAGAGAGCGCCAAGGGGTGATGATTTTCGCTGCCACGGTGCAACATGCCCAAGAGTGCATGGAAAGCCTCCCACGGGGTCTCTCTGCGATTGTGACGAGCGATACGCCACGAGAAGAACGCAAAGACATTATCACGCGGTTTAAAGCCCGCGAGATCAAGTACCTCGTCAATGTATCGGTTTTGACGACCGGTTTCGATGCTGCACACGTCGATGTGATCGCGATGCTTCGGGCAACGGAATCGGTCGGCCTGCTTCAACAGATCATCGGGCGGGGTTTACGCCTATGCGACGGCAAGGATGATTGCTTGGTATTAGATTACGCCGAGAACATCGAGCGGCACTGCCCTGATGGCGATATCTTCAATCCGTCCATTAAGACAATCAAATCAAAAGAAGAGGCCATTTATGTTCGTTGTACCTGCCCTACCTGTGAAACAGAAAATGAGTTCAAAGCACGACCAAATCCTTCAGGCTTTAACATCAATGCCGCAGGCTACTTCACAGATCTCGATGGCAATACAATTGGCAGCGAATATGGGGATGTCCCTGCTCATTATGGACGGCGATGCCAAGCTAAGGACATTGTCGCCGGACGACTGGATCAATGCGGATATCGTTGGACAGCCAAGCAATGTCCGCACTGTGAAGCCGATAACGATATAGCCTCGCGCTATTGCTTCGAATGCAAGGGTGAGATTGTCGATCCAAACGACAAGCTAAAGGCTGAGTTTGTTGACATGAAAAAGGATCCAACACGGCGTCAAACGGACGTTGTCACGGAATGGAATGTTGCACACACCATGAGCAAAGCTGGCCGTGAGATGTGGCGGATCGATGTTGTCACGCCATATCGCAAATTTTCATTCTGGGTGCCAAAGGCTCCAACATGGACACAAGGCTACAAGGAACGGACAATGTTCACCAGCCTTGGCGGTCAGCCACCTGAGACGATCACATATGCCAAAGAAAACGAATGGTATAAGGTTTACGCATACAATCGGAGAGCAGATGAAATTCCCGCATAACGTGCCAGTGTTTGGCGATAAATCATTCCGTGGTGAATGCCCAAGCGAATCAATGGAACAGGTGACGTTTTTCTCCCGCCTTCGAAGGGAATACCCCGACACATGGGGCTTGATTGCATTCCATCCACGGAATGAAGGCAAACGAACATGGACAAAGGTTGCAATCGAGAAGGCCGAAGGAATGGTGAAGGGTGCATCTGATGTGATTATCCCCGGCAAACCGTCATTCGTCTGCGAAATAAAGCGCAAGGACCACAGCAAATCGTCGTGGCAAGATGGACAGCAGGAGTTTTTAAATGCCGCCAACAAAGCGGGGTCGTTCGTCTGCATCGCGCTCGGCGCGGACGCAGCAACTGAAGCTTTCGGACTCTATCTGGAACTTTATCATGGCACCGAGTAGGTTGATGGATGACGTCCTGATCGGGCGCATTAAGCTTGAAGACCAGCCGGATGCCATACAATCAGCCTGCCGGTTGGCAATATACGAACAAGCATGTAAGATATTAGACCTTGAAACAAAGATTGAGCGCCGGGCCGCTATTGCCCGAACACCTGAAAAATTAAGGCCTCACATTGAAAAAGAGGTTATGCGTGTATGGAGAATGAGAAATGGCCAATCGTGAAATTGCAGAATTTATGGCGATATTGGGAACCCTGTTGTGGGTAGGCTTGGTGATCCGAATAATTATACAGGTGATCAATGATAAGGATTGACCCACCGTTGCCATTTGAGACCCCAAAAGGCCCAGCAATGGCGCATTTCCTGATCGATTATGGTCCCGAACATCACCTTTTATGGATTTGTTTTCAAGATGATAGCGGTGAATGCTGGACGTGGCCAAACAAAGATATTCGCCTGCAGCATAATTTATCAATGGGTCGTGCAAAAAAGTGTTTGACACCCAAATCAGAAGGTGTATAAAGAGGACATCAGCAACGAGCTGACGCAAATTTAGATGGAGATTACAGATGTCGAACCGCACCCTCGCCGACCGTTACAACGATCAAGACACCATCATCAAGAACGCTGAAGAAACCAAAAAGGCTCTCAAGGCCGAGATCATTGCGCTTGGCAGTGATCTGGTTATCGGTGACGAAGTAGACGTTAAGGTCACGCTTTCTCAGCGTTCCACGATGGATTTTGATCTGTTGTTCAAGAATTACGGCATCACCGAAGAGCAATTCAAGCTGTTCTCGGCATGCACCAAAGAAGGCAAGCCCTTCGAAGTTCTGAAGGTTGTGGTCAAGAAATGATCGAAACAATTTTAAAGGTTGTATATCACTGGGGTCTTGGCTCATCGGCCAAGATCCTTTGGATCAGATTATATGATCGTTACAGATATGATCGTTTTGCCGGGACATATGAAGAAATGGCCGATGAGGTTCATAGCAAACGCTATACCGTTCGCGCCCAGATCGCACAGCTCCGTCAAATCGGTGCAATTGAAACCAGTAATTATTATGAAACTGGAAACGCAGGAAATGAGTTCTGTTTAATACCACCAGAGAAATGGAAAAAATAATGCCAAATATGTTGGATTATGAGCGCCTCATCCGTCAGGTCGCAGATTTAAATGTTGAGCTAGCATTGCTCAAAGGCATACACAATAAACGTGATGAGGAGGAACGTCGTTGGGACAAGATCGAGACCAGTCCAGAGATCGGGACGATGACGGAAGAAAAGCGCCTTCGTCGCATTATCCGTGGCTGGGAAGAACGTTACGATATTTTGAGCGAATTATACATCAAAGCAGTGGAAACTGGAAAGCCTCAGGAATGGTACGAGACGAAGGAAGCCCGCTCATTGCGCCTTTGGAAGGAACAGAAACGCAAAGCATATTGGGAACGCAAGATTCAGTGGTTCCGCGAAGCGAAAAAAGAATTAAAGTCCATATGGGCTTTGATAAGGGGGCTAAAATGATTGGCCACCTGAAATTACTGGCACCATCATTAGATGAAATGGAGATAGAGAATATGAACCCTTTATTGAACAAGCGCGAAAAAACCCACGGTGTTTTTCGTAATGTCGCCAGCATCTCACAAGGTCTGAAAGACGTGATGCGGGGCGCTCCAAATTGGGACAAGCTCACCGACGGTCAGCGCGAAGCATTGGAAATGGATGCCGTAAAGACTGCCCGCATCCTGTGTGGCGATCCTAATTTCCGCGATCATTGGGATGACAAGGCAGGCTATTCAGAGCTTGGCGGTCAGGGTTCACCGGTGAACATGCCAACGATCACATCGGACATCGCAGAGGCCATGAACGGCTAATATGGCAAACGTTAAACAGGGAAACGTTACACCTCCACCTCAATGGTGGAGGCACCTGCGCGAATGGAAGCGGGTGTTTTGGAAAAAAGAACGTAAGGCACAGCAACGTGCCATTAAAAAGGAAGATTGAAGATGAAAGAGAAAATTTTTGCCAGCATTGTGCTGGTTATCGCATACTGGTTCGTCGCAGCCATTTTTGGACCGATTGAGACCCTTGTTACCGGAGATGTTGCCGGTGATCAGTTTGACAATTCAAACGCGGCCTATCTAATCGCGATGTCAGCATTTAATGGATTTGGCTTTGTGCATACATTGGCAGCGCTCGCTCTGGGAGCCTCTCTGATTTATATCTGGGCAGATGTTGCTGTTAAGGCATTAAACGCCCTGATGGCCCTCTCTGTGGTCTTCCTTGTGGTGCACAGCAGCCCTGTGTGGGCCTATGCCGATACGACCGACAAGACCGAGGCTTATACCATCCTGCCGAACCAGTCGGCCTTCTGGGTGCCGGACGCCGGTGCCAATAAGGATGACCAGAAACAATTCGAGAGTGAGGCTTATTATGCCGAACGAAAAATCGCAGCAAAACGCTTCATCATTCCCCACGCGAAATTGGGAAACTCTGGTGGATTTCTTGGTTGGGATTTTTATGTTCCTACTGGACGCCTTTACATTGTAGACCGTACCCCATACAGCCGCGAATGGGTCAAGGACGCTTCTCGTGGAACCAGTTCTAAGGATGAATCATTCCCTTGCCAGTCGAAGGAAGGATTGAACATCCGTGTTGGCGTCAGCATTGGCACCAGCGTCAGCGAGGACAATGCAGCGAAGTTTCTGTATAACTTCGGCGTGATGCCGCCCAAGGGGCTTCCCACGGACCCTGTGGTCATCTTCACGTCGGTTTATTATGGCCGATCTCTGCAAGAGGTCATGGATGACGTCGGTCGCAAGAAAGTTCAGACGCTCGTCTGCAATGAAATTGGCAAGCGCACGTTTGATGAAGCCAATGCCGACATGGTTGCGGAAATGGTTTCTGTAGAAAAAGCCACTAAGGATTATTTCAGCACTGTCGGCATCACGCTGAATTTTATCGGCTGGGCAGACACTTTCAGCTTCGATCCTGACGTGCAGTATGCCGTTAATCAAAAGTATGAGGCCGAGAAGCTTGCATCGGCGATCCCGATCCTCCAGCAGGTCGCTCAGTTACGGGTGCAGGCCGGCCTTGGCAAGGGGCTTGAAAACCACGGCTTGCCGATTGTCGTCACGCCCGGCATGATGGATGCCATCGAACACCTCGTTACAGGAGCAACCCAGAAATGAAGACCTTAATCGCACTGGTGGCCATGACATCGATTGTCATGGCTCAAGACCTTCCGCAGGTTCCAAATCCTGCATTGACCCCCGGCGTTGTGGATCCGGCCAAAACTTTGGACGTGATATGCGTCCCCGGTTACACTTCGCAGCCGGGCATCCGCAATGTCACGCAAGCTACCAAGAATGCCGTGTTCAAAGAATACAACGTTGATTCGAAGGCTGATCAGTTCGAGGTTGATCATCTGATCAGCTTGGAACTTGGCGGATCCAACGACATCCACAACCTGTGGCCTGAGGCATACAATACAAAGCCTTTGAACGCCCATGTGAAGGATGTGCTGGAAAACAAGCTGCATGCCCTTGTATGCAGCCATAAGGCCGATCTGGCAGCTGTCCAGCATGATATCGCATCGGACTGGCGAGCAGCTTATGTCAAATATGTTGGGCCTTTACCTCAATGACGTGGTATTGCATTAAGGGGGAGAGACGTGATTTCACGCCTCAACCCTCTATCATTATCGACAGCGATATGGAAAAAGAAGAAGCGGACAGAATGCTGATTGAACTAAGATCAGAGATGCCGCTTTGGAATTTCAGAATTGAAGAACAGGATTTCATAGATGTACAAGAGAGTGTTCGTTCCGAACCCAAGCTTCCGGTTTGATCCCCAAGAACTGGCCAATCTTGCAGAAAATATCGTGTACGTCAGCGATTTGCCAATGTTTGACAATCTTGTCGGGCCTGAAAACATCCACCGATTTGAGCATAAGATTGCTGAGCGGATGGCTGATTTCAATCCTGAGTTTGACATCATCGCGTATTATGGCGACAGCATGATCTTTGCTTTGATGGTCATGTTCTTATGTGATAATTTCGATGCGTTCTTTGTGGCGAGATATTCCAAAAAGGAAGAAACCTACATCATACGAGAACTGGCATACGATAATTTCGTCGCATAAAAAAAGCCCGGTTTGATCCGGGCTTTTCTTTTATTCAGCTGCTGGCTCGGCGGGCGGTGGAGCCGATGCGGCCTCGACCTGCGGTTTAGCCTGCGAATGAAGCAGGGCAACCAGATCGACCACTTCTTCATATGCGCCCTTGGCGAGATGCTTCAGAATGGCATTAACGTGTGCCACGGTCAGTTCAAGATTGATCTTGATATTATCCATCAGATACCCCTGTTTGCGATTGCCAAGGCCTTGGCGATTGTCGTGTCATCTACATTCAACAAGGGCTGCGTGCCCTTGCCTTGTTCCTTTTTAATGCGATCCGCCATATCGATCAATTGCATTCCGATGGTTTTCGCATCAATACCGGTACGGCCACCTGATTTGCGACCGATACGACCGCCAGCGGCATTACCATCTTCATCTTGTGTTCTTTGAAGGTTCATTAGAGGTCCAGCCGTGGGAGGAAGATAAGTTCCAATTGCATTTGTTGCTTTACCTACGGGCGACGTAGATAACGTACCAAGGCCATGTGCAATTTTACCCATAACGCGAGGTGATTGAATAATCGGTTGGGCAATGGCAGCTCCGACAGATCCCATTATACTAAGGGGATCCCCACTGAGCAAAGACCGACCAATATTGACGATATGAAACGGAGCGGATCCCTTTTCAACGATATTGGCCACACCATGTGCGCCAATGCCATGCAAATCAGCACCGGCAACCATATAAGGAATAAGTGGATCTTTCTGGGCAACTTGACTGATCAGTGACTGGCCATTTGGTGTTTTTTGATTTTTCAAATAAGCAGCCAATTCATTATTAGCTGCAACATTAGGTCCAGCTTTCAAACCTTTTGTAAGGTTTGTTACGTTATCCATATTGGCTCTATAGGTATCCATCAAATTTTGATATTGAGGATCAACCGAATTAATGCCGTCCTTGATGGCATGATATACAGCCCAAGTTTGATTTGGCGCAGGAGAGCTTCTGGCATCTTGACCAAGCTGAACCTTCAATTGGTCCATGCCTAAAATTGATTTTTGAGGATCACCATCTGGCAATGAATGACGTTGCTCGATAAGACCTTGCAAACGGTCAAGTTCATCATGAGCAGCTTGACCTGATGTTGATGCCAATTGACGTGGGCCAATAATATTTCTTTGAGCATCAATGGCGTCAACAATAGGCTGCAACGGAATTGGTTGATTTGTGGCAGCAGTAAGCCCGCCCTTTTGTTGAATCCAAGAATTGAGCTGATCATTTTTAATGGATTCAATTGCCCTTGCCGATCTCTGGGAGAAGTCAACAGCATCTCCTTGCCCAGTGGCAAATTGATTGAAGGCATTTTTAATGTCAGCCGCACCCGGTCCTTTTGCAGCACCTGCAGCAAATGCGTTTTCAAGGCTTATTGGCTGCGTTCCAGAGGCTGCAGAAACGGCAGTTTTAATTCCGCTACCTAAACCGCTTCCAATCAACCCAGCCGTCCCCAGTGCGGCCTTAGTGGGATCCATTGCGTATGTTGCAGCATTAGCAGCCTTTGAGACGCCTTTTAATACCTTACCCGCAGTGCTTGTTTCGCCAAGCAATTCAGCCCCTCTCAGGCCCGCAGATGCACCGCCGCTGAATGGTATTGCCACTGTTGTTAAAACAGAAAACGGATCTGTCGCTAATGCTTCTTTGAAACCAGACACCGATGTGAATGGCTTTACCATTTCATTAAGAACAGCTTCATCTTGAGCTTTTTTTGCAGGGTCTTGGTTTTCCGCCAATCCAGCCGCTTTTGAGTAAATACCCGTCCCAAGTTGGCCAATAGCGCTTGCGGTATCGCCATAATTATAAATGGCAGAAGGAATTGCCTTTAAATTATTCCACGCGCTAGGAATAAGATTGTGCGCTCCAGATGCGGCAACTTCGCTCCACGGCATGTTTCCGTAATCCTCCGGTGGAGGAGGAGTTATTGATGCGTTGGCCTCTTTTACGAAATTTTGATAATCAGGATCAGTATCATCCGCTTGTGGCAATGGTATTGCATTGGGATGAGCATGTCTGAGCGGAGGCGGAGCATTCGTCGCAGCTTGAGTTTCTTTAAGAAACTGCTGAAAATCCGCATCATTATCATCAATAACTGGAGTGTTAGGCATGTTTTTCCCCGTTATTGATTTAAAATGTAGCGAGAAAGGTATGGTGATTTGGCATACTTTTCAACCAATTGAGGAGTTTTATCACCGTACTTTGAAAGGCTAGGATTGGTGGCCAAATCAAACAGCTTAACAGGATTGCCGTTTTTATCCAAAGCAGCCGGAGCAGGAAGTGGAACACCCTTGTTCATTATTGGGTTTCCATTCTGGTCAATTGGCCCCAGTAAATTGCGCAGATTGTGTTTTTCAAGTTGGTATGAGTTATCATTATGATCCTGTCTAAATGCTGCTTGAGCATTTTGAGCTAGGTATTGACCACCGGTATCCTGATTTTGAGCGGCCTGATTTTTCCACTCTTGCAAATACTTCTGCTGATCAAGGGCGCGTTGTTTTGCAACATACATGCTGGTGACAACGTCAAGCGCAGCTGCCTTTGTCATTTGTGTTCCCGGCGTACCGGCGAAAGCCGCTTGCAAAGCTTCACGAGAGTTCTGGTCGGCATTGGTCGTTGTCAAGAATCCGAGACCGGTATGGATTTTATCAATAACGGCAGCGTTGTTTAAGTCCTGTCCAGCAACAGACATTTCTGGATGACCAATCGTACCCATGAGGTTGTTATAGGTATTGGCAGCATGTGATTTTAGTTCGTTAATAACACCCGGAGATGCAACACCTGTATCTGGTTCAGCCAAAATTCTGCTGGTCAGATTATTCAGCGTCATTCCCATATCATGAGCATTATTAGCCTCATCATAAATCTTCTTCTCAGCGGCTGCCGATTCTGCAAGTAACGGTGCGCGAACAGTTGGCGCACTGTTATTAAATATATCATTATCCTTTTGAAGCTGCGATTTACCAGCGTTTCCAACGGAGAAAGGCGTTACCGCTGGGGTTTCTGCAGCAGGTGGCGGAAGAGGCGTCGAAACGATTGATGGCGCAGCAGGAGCAGCCGGGGCAGCAGGCGCAGCCGGCGCAGCCACAGGTGCGTTTTGAGCAGGCGAAGGTGCGGATTGATTCGGAGCAGGTTGCGCAGAGATGCCAGCCATGTTGTTCTGAAGAATACCGGCGGCGACCATGCTTCTTGTGGGTGGGCTTCCAGCCGCAAGATACTCTTGACGTGTCATCGTCTTATTATTCGGCATATCAATGATTTCAGTACCCGTATACGGATCAAGATGTCTATCTTTCTGAGCGATTTGTTGAGCATTAGAAGCCGCAACAGTATTTTCAACATTGGTTTGTGCGCCGGTAAAACCACGATTTGCAAGGTTCTGCTNCACATCCTCATAGGCCTTAGCACCGCCACCAATGCCCTGAAGAATAGCTGAGCCAAGGTAACGGCTATTTGAACTGGCCATCGTGCCAAGACCCGCCAGAAGCGGAACAAGGTACTGTTCATTGCTTAACATATCGCCAAGGGATTTTTGACCCGGCTTTGGTGCTTCCTGAGCCTGTGCAGATCCAATGCCAAACATATTGCCAAGCGTCGAGAGGATACCATTGTCCTTTGGAGCGCTTTCCGCCGGAGCATTATTGCTCTGTGATGCGACATTAGCTTGAGCATTTTTAGAATCCAACTGACGAGCGGTAGACCACGCGCTATCGCCATGTTTTGCCATGTAATTGGCAACCCAATCAGAATTAGCCTGAATAGCTTTAGGGTCTTTAAGGACATTAGGGTCGCGCAGATCGTAACCCGTTTCAGCCGTAAATGGTTCGCCTAACCCCGGATTAGGATATTTCTTTGACATATTGCCATAGTGCATTTGCCAAGGGCCAAATGATGAATTGTCATCGCCCGGTTTCATATTATTAAATCCACTTTCCATTTGGCCGATTTGCAACATACGAGTTGGATCAATTCCAGCGTTGACGGCGCTCTTCGCTGCCAAATCGCGAACATAATCAGGCGTAATTTCAGGTTGATTATTGGACGTCGAATCACCAACAACGTTACCTTCGCTACCGTCATGATGTTCACGA